AAAGAATCAATCATTTCAATGAATGGATCAGTCAAATTCAAGGAAAAGAAAGTACGGATATTCCTGAAGAAATTTTCGAAAAGATAGTGAATGAAATTAAGAAAGAAAAGATTAAAGACCTTTCGAAACTGTCGTATAATAAAATGCGAGAAATTCTAAAAAAATTACACAGTAATAAATATTATGAACATATATATTATATTATTTATCGATTAAACGGCATTCCAGCGCCAAATTTTTCACCAGAATTAGAAGAAAAACTGCGAAATATGTTTAAAGAGATCCAGGTTCCCTTTTTAAAATATTGTCCGCCAAATCGTAAAAACTTTTTATCATATAGTTATGTATTATATAAATTTTGTCAATTACTTGAAAAAGATGAATATTTAAAATATTTTTCGCTTCTAAAGAGTCGTGAAAAGCTTCATGTTCAAGATCAGATTTGGAAAAATATATGTGATGATGTTTATTGGGAATTTATTCAATCAATTTAATAAGTTTATATTATTGATAGAGTAAGTAAATAAATAACAAATAGAATATTACAGATAGTACAAATAAAAAGAATATTATTAAAAATTAATAATTATTTAAGGGAATCCGACAAGTTTGAAGCCAAGACCTAAACCAGCACCTTGACGAGTGGAAGCGCTGATGGAGGGGGCAACAAGATCTAGGATAGAGAACATAGCCGCAGCGGTTAAACCGAGGAGGATGATTTTATCCATGGATAGGGGTTTATCGGGTAGGATGGCGGCAACAATACCTACAACTAAACCTTCAATAAGGTATTTAACGATGCGAGTGAACATTTCTTGATAATCGAAAGTATATTCCATGAGATTCTTTTATATTTTAAGAAAAGAAAAAATTTATTTAAACAGAGTTTTTATAATAAACATTATATGACTCAACAAACTGTATCAACCAAAGAAGTTGATTACCTCGACGAAGACAAAGCCATTCGCGGACAAAACTATGTGTGTTTATCTTTCCTTTCCCCTGAAGAAATTCTAAAGGAAAAAGAGGTTTACTATTTTGAAAAATACCTAGCTAATTTTTCGAGAGATCTAGATCAATTACTTCAAGGTATTGCTGAAAAATACAAGGATGAGAGTGACGCCGTTAAAATCATCCGTGAAAACAACAACCATCTATTCAAAGGTGATGAACTCCAAGAACATTACCGTTTCTTCAAACGCACAAATGAAGAATCGATTGAACGTGAATTCCTTGAAAAGAATGATTTTAGAACTTCCGTAAGAGGTATTAAAGTACGTGGTGTTTTTGAAACACTAAAAGAGGCACAAGTTCGTGCGGAACTTCTTCGTCGTATGGGAGATACCAAGTTTGACATTTTTGTTGGACAAGTCGGTGTATGGTGTCCTTGGTCTCCCAATCCAGAAGATATTCAAGAACAAGAGTATGCTGAAACTCAACTAAACACTCTCATGAAACAATACAAGAACAACATGACACAAAAAGACGAATTCTATGAATTGCGTAAACAAGAAAAGATGGCAGATGCTCAAAAGAAATTACAAGAAAGTCTCGCTAAAAAAGATCCCCTAACTGAACGTAAAGAAGCGGAAGCCGCGGCTGCAGCAGCGACAGCAATCGACCCTCTAGTAAACCCAGTTATTGAAGAAATGGACACTGACCCAGTTAAACCTGAATAAAAAACGTATAGTCTCATAGTAGATAATACATAATGAAAGCAGTGGCTGTATTTTTATTATTTATAGGAATGTTTTTGGTTGTTCAAGGATATTATCAACAGTCATCTAAATGTCCCACACCAACCGTAGAAGTAAAATATATACCTCGTAGCTTATATGATGAACAGTTAAGCGATGAAAAGAAATTACAGGTACACTTTAAGAGTTTATTCGAAGAGGTTACCCCTTGGATTTTAACACGTCAATAATAATTATTGAAAACAGTCGTTTATTTTTTTAAGATAAAATAAGATTTTGTATTGTATAAGAAGAATGCTAAACGGATTTTATTTAGATTTTATATCACATGTTCAAACAAACAAGGTACCACTAGATGTTGTTTCTAAGAAATATGAAATATGGAAAGAAGATCAAATGCAAAAAACAAGAGAAATAAATGATCGCATAACAAATTATAATTCAACTATTTTACAAGCCCAAACTAATTATGATACATATTACAAGCAAGAATATGTAGATAAAATTAAAGAATTTAAATCACATTTTAAGAAAAGTTCCGTATCTAAAAGACAGGCGGCTCTTGATGAATGGATTAATTACCATAATGAAAAAATAGTAGAATTTGATCAAATGGAAAAACCAGCAATTTATACATCTAAGTACAAAGAATATTCTATCCAATAAAGTTAGAATCAATCATGGCTAAATTTGTATTTCATTGGGGTGCTTTTATTGTAGCGTTAGCTATTGGTATGTTATTTGTATATGTTCGTATTCCTACACCAAAAATTGTAATTAAATACCCTAACCCAGAAAATGCCGGTAAAGTCGTTTATAAAGATGAGGCAGATAACTGTTATACATATAACGCATCTAAAACAGAATGTCCTGTAAAAGAATCAGACAAGGAAGCTCAACCTGTATCTATTTAAAATATCATAAAGATATAGAGAATTCGATTCACCATGGGTTTATTACCAAATGTTACAACACTTACAGATCGTTTATTTTATCAACCAGCAGGTCAAATGTTTGTATCAGCATTATTTGGTGTAGCGTTGGCTTTAACATTTCAAAAAGTGTGTAAAGATCGCAAATGTATTATGATTCAAGCACCAGATATTAATCAAATGACTTCTAAAGTTTATGATTTCCAAGGGGAATGTTATCGTTATAAAACAAAATCGGTGAAATGTCCAACAGATAATACACCGATTATTTCTTAAATTAAGCGTTTAAAATCATTTTATTTTTATATGGTACGTAAATAACGACAAATGTCTAGCACACCTATTTCAAAACTACCTATCAATAACCCTAATTTACAAATTACTGGAGACTCTCAAGAGGATGATCCAGAAGTTTTAGCAGTGCTTCAAGAAGTAAATGAACAACAACAACATCCTCAAGCACAGCCTGTATATCGTCCAGCTCCCCCTTCTTATCGTCAACCTCAAGCTCCTGTAAATTATAAACCCCCAGTTCACATTGAATCAATGGAACAATCTCAATGGTTAAACTCTGAACTAGCTAAAAAAGCGATTATTGCTGCTATAATTGCGGGTATTATGTTTTATCCAAAAACATTGACACTACTTTATGAAAAGGTACCTATGATATCAAAATTTGAATCATATGATTTATTTATTCGTATTGCCTTATTGGCTGTTGTTTTATATGTTTTAATGTGGAAGTTGAACTTATAATTTCTTTCTAGATATATAAGAGAATGTTCCGTGAATCATTTGTAGATGAAACAACTTCTAAAAGTGTCGTTAGTAAAACATTTATTACAGTATCCATTGTAATTTTGGCGATGATATTTACCTTATTATTCATTTGGAGTTATCAAAAAAGTTATAAATTATTTATAATGATTTTCTCAATTATTATGTTTATTTTCGCATTATTAACTGTAATCTTTGTTACGCTAACACGTTCAAAGTTAACTGAATTACAATTCCGCATATATTTAAGTGTAACTGTATTTATGACATTAATGTCCCTCGTTATGATAATATTTTTCACTATATTAGCAGTAGGACATTTAAAAAAAATAAATGAATTAACACCTACACCAGCAGCCGCATATTCTGCTCCTCAATACCAACAACAATATGCCCAAGCTCCTCAAATGGATATGTATAATCAACAAACACCTTATGGATCTCCTGTAAGACAATCACTTCTTTAATAAATAATAATTAATATATTAAAGATTTTCAGTGATTTCATTTGAATATCCAGGTAATATTTCTAAACCTTGAGCGCCATATACATCTTCACCATAAACACCTTGAATACCTTTCCACTCTTTTTTATAATTTTCTTCATCAATGATAATATTATTTTGCGCACTACGTAAATGTTCAGGTGTGATATAATCTAACATTTTTTCATCATTTTTATTATTATTATATCCCCATGGAACTTGTAAATTATACATTTTAAGAATAATAGTTATCAGACCAAGTGTAAGAATAAATCCGGTAATGGCATCAATAAATAACATTATAATTATAATTAATGTAGACAGAATGTAAAGCCACTCTTTTTTAACTAAGAAAGAGACAAACTTAAAATCAACGAGTGATAATACGATTAAAATTATAAGCGCTATTATTCTTAAAAATTGATACATTGTTATATTCTATACAATACATATAAAAAATAGTCATTATAATAAGCAAAACTAAATATGTCGCAATTATTTAAAAATATTCAAACATTTTAAATAAAATAGATACCGTTATAATGTTAAAATATACTTATAATGAATTTAAAGTTTACAAACATAATAAGTATAAGCATTTGAAAGTTTTTTACTTTTAAAAACTGAAATATAGTTGTAATCTATTCAATACATATAAAATGGTACTATCAGGAAAAACATATTTATCAAATCGAGGTTATGCGATTGAAAAGAAAGATAATGAAGTATTAATTAATGAACTACAAAAATCATTAACAGTAACACCTAGAGGAATGCAATTATCAAATGACGAAGCAGCCTCTTTTCCTGTCTATAAAGAGAATGATAAAAAAATGTATATACCAAAATATTATGGTTTAACGAAATTTGGAGTACCAAATGTAGACCAGTTGAGTGATGGGGAAGATCGTCCAAATTTAATTTTTGAAGGATCCTTACGAGATATTCAAAAGCCTGCTGTAAATGCTTTTTTAGATGCTGTAAATGATCCAACTAAACAAGGGGGTCTTCTATCACTTCCATGTGGTTTTGGAAAAACAATTTGCGCGTTATATATTAGTACTGTTTTTAAAAAGAAGACTCTTATTATATGTCATACAAATTTTCTAATTGATCAATGGATTGAGCGCATTCAACAGTACATTCCAACAGCGAATATTGGCAAAATTAAACAAAAATTGTGTGAAATTGAGGGAAAAGATATTGTAATTGCGAGTCTTCAAAGTTTAGCCATGCGTGATTATGATAATAAACTATTTAAAACATTTGGTTTAGTTACATTGGATGAATGTTTTCCATACAGTCAGCCTATTTTAACAAATAAAGGTTTTATTCCAATTGGACAGCTGTATGATACATGGATATCAGATGATAATATGCCATTAATATTATCATATAATGAAAATACACATAACTTTGAATGGAAAGAATTAATGTATGCTTGGAAAAATATATATAAAGAATCTCTTATTAAAATCACTTTTAAAGATTTAAATGATAATACATTACATTCAATTGAATGTACCCCAGATCATCTTTTACTTGTAGCTACAAATGAATGGAAAGAAGCAAAGAAACTTAATATTGGAGATAGAATGACATCATGTATAAAAGATATGATTGTTGAAACAATTGAATATGTAAAGTCAAGTGATTTAATAGATTCTAATCATGTTTATGATATTGAAGTAAAAGATAATCATAATTTTATATGTAATTATATTATCGCACACAATTGTCATCATTTAGGTGCTGAAGTATTCAGTCGTTGTTTACCAATTGTAACATGTAAAAGAATGCTTGGACTTTCCGCTACATTAAAAAGAAAAGATGGTCTCAGTAAGGTATTTGAATGGTATCTTGGAAAGCCGGTTTATACAGTTAAACGCAAAGATAGCGATGTGATAATTCATGTTGAACGTTATTATGATCCAAAACCAGATTACTGTACAGAACAAACCCTATGGCGAGGACCAAAGTTAGGAAAACAATTAAATATAGCTAAAATGATAAATCAAGTATGTGACTATTTACCACGTAATAAAAGAATGGTAACAGTTTTAAAAGAAATTTTAATAAAAGAACCGAACCGTAAGGTACTTGTGCTAAGTGAACGTAGAAATCATTTACAAGAATTAGAAAATCTATTAAGATTGGAAGGATATAAATCAATTGGTTATTACGTAGGAGGTATGAATAAAGAACAATTGGATAAAGGAACCCTTGAAGATATTATTTTAGCAACCTTTCAATTGGCAAGTGAAGCAATGGATATTCCTAAATTGAATACGCTACTTCTAGGTTCACCAGTGTCATCCGTTGAACAACCGGTTGGACGTATTCAACGTAAGAAAAAAGAGGAGCGTGATTACATTCCATTGGTTATTGATTTCATAGATGAATTTTCATTGTTTGAACGTCAAGGGGCTAAACGTCTAGCCTTTTATAAAAAGAATGGATATGATATTCAAGATGTTACTCAAGAAATCAAACAAAATATGACAAAAGAATGTAAATATAAATTTATCATTGATGAAGATGATAACTAGAATTAAAATTTGCGGGGATTAATATTAATTTTATTATACAATAAACGTAATTGTACGGGTTCTAAATGTTCAAGCCATTGATAAACTTGATCCCATGTCATTGTATCTGGCATATCTAGAGTAGGTAAAAATGGAATGGGTGTATTAAAACATAGATTCCATTTTTCACTTAATTCTCCTTGGGTTAATGTACCTTGATCATGTAGATTCATAATATTTTGTTGAAGACATTTTGTTGGTGTTCTAAAATTCCAATAATAATAATAATAAATATTTTCACGATATTCTTGAAGTTCTTTATCAATACGTTTTTTAAATGCTTCTGGTATCATAATTAAATATAATTATAATTATTGCTTTAACTTATTTTAATAAGATTTAGAAACTTTTAAATTTATACTGCCCTTTTTATTTTTACGAATAAGATTTGGATCGTAATCTTGATCATCGTATTCTTCTTCATGACGATTACCACCCATCGATTGTTTTTCTTGTTCAAGAGCTTGCATATCCCATAGTTCTGGTGAACATACTTGAAAGCTGGTATGGTCTACAGCTTTATACCAGTACACTTGATCATCAATTTTATTACTTTGTACCTTATTATCAATTACCAGACACTCATAGTTTTGTGTGGTAGCATCCATAATTTGATTAAATACTTCAAAACTATGGAACATACCTGCGTATTGTTTATAAATACGTTCTCGTTGTGTAATTTGATTTTCACGAAGAATAAAAACATAATCAACGTTGGCACGTAAATGAGGAGGAATACCTAATGGATACTGCATAGTAATCATAAATAATGTTTTAACATGCCGTCCATTCATAAATAAAAAGCGAATATTTACATCATTGGGCCAAGTTTTATCATATAGACAATCATCTAAAATTAAAAAAGCACGAGGATCTAAGTCACTACGACTGTATTTCTTTTTTTCCATTGAATATTGATCTGTAATTTTACTTTGACGTTCAACAAATTTTTTAATAACAGCCGGATCATATTCATCATATATTAGCATACCTGGTACAAATTCTTCGAAGAAATGATTCGCACGTTCTGTAGGTGATATAACTACGCCAACAGGAAGATTTCGAAAATTATGCATTAAATCTTTTACTAAAAAACTTTTTCCAGTATTACGTTTTCCAATAAATAAAATAACACTATCGTCTTTGATATTACGAATATCGAACTGTCTTAGCTTTAGTTTCATCTTTATAACCGAATACAAATTTTTTTAAGATTTATAAACGAAGACTTACTAAAAATCGGGTAATCCAACGTAAATATCTTCATTCATTTTACTTAAGTATGTTTTTTCCATTGTATATTCAGAAGCTCCTCCTTTTATTTTTAAATCCCCTGTTTCTTTCCAAAAGAAATGAAATAGAATAGTCACAATTATTAAAATGAAAAAGAATAGTGCTATTTTACTACCAGTACTAGTTGGCATTTTACGTGATTGTTTAACACGTTGATCTTCGATGTATTGAAGAAGTAAAAAGAGTATAACCGCTACAACGATAATTAAGTAATACATGTCTGTTTATTTATGTTAGGAAAATGCTTATTTCTTAAAAAACGCAGTATTTATGTTTATTTAGTTAAAAGAATGAATTTTTTGGGCGTAATGATTTCTTTTTATTTTTAATTAATTCATGGATATAAATAAGTTTTTTCTTGGGAGTTTTTTCTGTTGATTCTTCATAGATAGTTACGGGTTCAATGATTAATGGTGTTTTGTTAAAAGGCTTTTCTAACACAAGAATATTATTTTTACCAATATCATCTTTTCTAACATCATTTATTGTATCATCATTTGTAATATCATATTTTTCAAATAGATCGATTTCTTTTGAATGTGTATTGCGATCTAAAGTAATTTCAGATGAAATATCTTTTTCTTCTTGGTTAGAAAATGATCTAATTGATGAATCGATAATGGTATCAATTTCAGAGTCTGAATCAGAGTGTGATTCTACTCTAGATTCTATTAATTTTTGATTATTATTATTTTCAAAATTAGAAGTAGCTGTTTCAGAAAGCGCCTCTTTAACTACGTGTTGAATTTCAATAAGATCTTCATCTAAATGTTTAGTTTCATCATCCTTAACATTTTTAATACTTTCATTATTTTCAATGCTCTCTGAATCGTCATCATTTTTAATACTTTCTTCCGAATCCTTAATGCTTTCCGAATCTTCATCATCCTTAATGCTCTCTTTATCATCAATACTTTCCGAATCTTCATCATCAATGCTTTCTATAGCTTCTTTATTATCTAAATTATCATTACTGTGTATTTTAGCATAATTATCTTCAGATTCTACTTCAGATTCAGATTCAGATTCGGATTCGGATTCTTCTTCCGATTCTTTTTCTGACTCGGATTCATACTTAGACTCCCGCTCAGATTCAGACACAGATCCAGACGCAGGTTCAGATTCGGATTCAGATTCGGACTCAGATTGTTCTAAAAGATCGGAACTTGACATTTGTTGAACCATTAATTCAATTGGTAAAGTATCACGGATAACACTACGAATTTTACGACGAATAATAAGTTCAAACTGATATAAATGATTTTGTTGTTCAACTGATTTTACTTGATGATAAAATAAAAAGGGACGCTTCCAAATATCACGAGCGATATGAATAAGTAATCTATGATAAAATGTTTCAGCATCAGGTACTTTAATTTTAATTTTATTACGATTTTCCTCAGGTAAGCCAAGCAATACTAATTTTACAGACAATATGTAAACAGTTTTTAAAAGTTCAGGAAAATAGTTACATTTAGAAGCTTTAATAAAATCTTTATAGCTACTTTCAACCTTTAATTGATTCCATTCAGGAATTCTAGCAAGGTCTTTTTGAAAAGTTTTTAGAATACCATGCTGAGAAGCTTCTTTTGAAGATAAATTTCCTTGATAAATTGATTTGTATAATTTATAAATGGGTTCATAAATAAGATCAAAAATATGATCCATATATTCCTCTTTTTGTTCACGAATGAGTTTTATAGATTTAGACATTCCTTGATTTTCAAGAAGGTAATAAAAGAAGCCGAATAAACGTATGGTTGTTATTTTTTTCAATTACTAATGTAATGAATCCAATATCACTATTAAAGTTAACATTTTATGTTACCTATGTATTTTTAATAACAACAGGGTCGGTTACTTTTATTGAAGCATTAACTTCTAAAGTACCTGAGGTTCGTCATATTTTAAATATTGAAACAGTTATATCGATTATTGCCGGTTTTTTCTACTCTCAATTTGTGGCTGGACTTTCAAGTACACCCAATTTTGCTGTAATGACACAAACACGCTATTTAGATTGGTCAATTACAACACCATTTATGTTACTATCTTTATGTCTTGCTCTTGGATTTAACATTAAAAAGAAACTTCATTTGTCTGTCTTTTTATCAATAATCGCAATGAATTATGGAATGTTACTTCTTGGATACTTGGGCGAAACCAATCGTCTCGATAAACGTATTGCTGTGATAATAAGTTTCGCATTTTTCATTGCTATGTATGCTATTGTATACGCTACATTTGTTCTTGGATATAATAATACAGCAAATCAAGTAATATTTACAATTTTTGTTATAGTATGGTCTATGTATGGTTTTGTTTATTTTAATAAAGATGAAACAAAGAATATTGCTTATAATATCTTAGATTTAATAGCAAAATGTTTTACAGGTATATTCTTTTGGTTATATTTTTCTAAAATAATTACGGTATGAGTATTTTAATTTAAATACAAAATATGATTATAATGTAAATATGTTGAATAGGCAATATAACCAATCTTTAAAAAATGCCAAAGAATATCCAAATCCAATAAAACTTGGAAAAATCCCTATGAATCTAAAGGGGATTTATATTCAAAATGGTCCCGGTGAATTTAATCGTTGGGGAACCCAAACACATCCATTTGATGGAGATGGATATATACGTAAAATAGAATTCAAAGATGGTAATGCTTATTATCAAGGACGATATGTTGAAACTTGGCAACGTAAATTAGAGCAATTCTTTAAAATTCGTCTTTTTACAGGAGCTTTTGGATCTTCGCCTAAATTTTGTCTTGTAAAAAACCCAGTAAACACAAACGCAATATTTTTAGATAAAAATCAAATAGCTGCCTCGAGCGAAATGGGACGCACTTATTTATTAGATATTAATACGTTGAATACAAAAGGAATTCATTCTCAAGATATTTCTGCTCACACACATGAAGGTGTTTCAGTTAAACGTAATTATTTAAGTAATAAATCTACTCAACTTACTTTTACTGAAAATAGTATTGATTGTAAAATAAATATAGAAAATTTTATTTATTTCCATGATTTTGCAGTTACGAATGATTATTATATATTTTTTGATCATAGCTTATCAATGAATTTAATAAATGGCTATAAATATGGCTGGGTAAATGGTTTATCTTCATTAAATCAACCATCTACATTGTATTTAGTTGATAAAAAAACACATATTATTAATAAAATATTAATTCCAGAAATAGTAGGATTTTCATATCATTTCCTATGTAGTTGTCAAATAAATAATACTATTGAATTATTTTACACATTATATTCTGAATTTTTTACTTTACCATCTGAAGAGTTTCCAGGTAAGATTTATAAAACAACTATTTCACTAAATAATTTTTCTCAAAAAACAGAATGTATAAATGAAGAATGGTTTGAATTTCCTAAATTTGATAAAATTTCAAAGGAATGTTTTGGAATATTACCAGCAAAGAGTAGTTTAGCATTATATAATATTAATACAAATAATATTTTTTATACAGATGAACCTGGTAAGATTTGGAATGAACCATTTCATGATAATAATTATTTAATGTCATTAGTATTTGATATTAATAAAAATAAATCAGATCTTTATATTTACGATCGCTCTAAATTATTTAAAGACCCACTAATTCTTCCATTGCCAAGCGATATTCCTATGGGATTTCATGGAAATTTTAATTTTTAAACGCTAACATATTTCTTATACTTTTTCAACGGTCTTATATAATGACAATTATTTTTCTTATCATATATGATTAAGTAAAAACGATTTAAATATAATTATTATTACTGATTTAATTAATATCACATTATGTGGCTTATTATGGGATTTCGTGATAACACCTATTGTGATACACCCGAACCATTCTTTGTAGGTATTTTTACAGAACATCATGTAGCAATTGAAAATTGTAAGCTTTTAAACAAAGAAAAAAAAGATGCCGCATTTTATGATGTGTTAACAATTGAAGCTAACAAAATCTATAATTACGAATGGAATGTAATGAATGGAATAGAATATAAATTATAAATTAAATAGGGTTCATAGTTAATGTAAATTAAATAGGGTTCACTGATAAATTATAAGGGTTATTACGAAGATTGCTCATGAGTGTGGGGTCTAAACGATCTGTTTGTTCCACCAAGCAAGCTCCTTGAGGTGTTTTTGTAACTTCACATTGTTCAATCGCTTGGGCAGTATTTTGGTAGACCTTAGTAATATTATTGTTTTCACGTTGTGTAATATAATCGCTATTGAGTTTCTTAATTTCCATATCCACTGCGTCTTTATTGATATTTGTGAATGCTCCTCCCGCACCAGGAGTGTTTCCACTTTTAATGTTCATCATTTCGCGTGTACCATCAATTTCAGCATTGTATTCTGCGTCATATACACGTGCTTGTTCACCTACACCGCCACCTGCTGTACCTACATAGTCATTGTCACTGACAAATTGTTTTTGTGTGTCATAAACTTGAACTTCAATATGAGAATAAGCACCACGACGACCTGTCATATCACCACTAATATAACCCACTTGATTGTTATTATCAGAGGTAGTTTCGCGAACTGTTTTGCGTGCGACTTCTTCAGGGTCATACACAAATGCTTTGTAGCGATGGGAACCTACGTTACGAACTGTATCTTCTTTTTCCATTGTTTGACGAATAGTTGTCTTAGCTTGATCTTCGCCTTGTACAGGAACTCCATTTGGTCCACGTGGATTCATAATAGTTGTATCATGAATAGTAGTTTCTTTGATTGTGGTTCTCATTGCGTGTGTAATAGGGTCATATGTAGTAGGTTTTTCGGGAATTTGTACTTGTAAATTACCAAATGTGCGTGGGGCATCTACAAAGTATTCTTTGGTGGTTCTTTTCAAGATATCCATGAAAGGTGCGGCAATCGCTTTTACAACTGATGTTAAATTCGATACAACAGTACGTTGTTGAGTTACATCACGTTCATTTGCGTATACAACTACGCTTGATTTACCATAATCATCATCAGCACCTTTACCTGGTTGAGAACTAACCGCAAATGCATTACCTTTATATTCAACATTACCATCCACACGCGCGGTAGGTTTAATTACCATTTCAGGTCTTTCCATTTCACGAATAGTTGCTCCAGTAGTTTTTAACCATTGATCTTCAGTTTGTTCATAAAATGTATCTGGGCGTTGTTTTGTGACCTCAGCTTGGAGACCTCTGGAGCCACCTGTTTGACTTTTCTGAGGTCCTTGGAAAGGTATTTCATAAGATACTTTAGGGCGAGAAAGTGGACGTAATTCATCTACTGTTTTTCCACGGGCATAATCAAGGGTACGAGATTGTTGAAAGCCTCCTTCACTAACGTTATTGAAACCCATATTTAAACCAGGACCAACGCGAACTTGTTCAATGGGGAAATCATTGTTACGACGAATGGGTGCTTCAATATGTTTCATGTAATAATCAACACTGTTTTTCATACCACATACGTTTCCCATATTTTCAACCGGTTGAAAGAAACATTCAACTTCTTGTTTATTCTTAAAACGTTCACCTCTTCCAGTTGAGTTTTCAAGATAAGAAGAACCCGCAAATGGATCAATGTTTTGTTTAACTTCACCACGGAAATAAGGTTGCATATTATTATGTTTAAATTGTTCAACAGGAACTGAATTACCTGTCATTGATTCAACATATTGTTCACCCATCTGACGAGGTACATTTTCCATGGGAATATCTTTTGAAATAGGTGTGAACATATCCGCGTAAGCAGGACGAGGAACTACACCAGTTTCGGTAGGGGTTTGAGATTGATTCCACATATCAGTTCCTAGTTGGAACTCTTCTTGACGAACTTGATTCCAATAATCTGAATTATATAAGTTTTTCATAGATGGTAAATCATTCTGCGAAACGGGTTTATTTTGAATTGGACTAAACGTATTACGCTCTTGTGAAAGAGCATATCCTAAACCGGTTAAGGCGGCGGATGCATAAGCTTCCATATCTACTCTATTATGATACAAAGGATAAAAAAAGAAATGATCTAAATATTTAGCATGATTTCACGAGGTATTCATATTGAATTGTAATTTTAACATTTCCGCGCTCAATCACTCTAGGTTTATCAAGTTTAACTTTTGTGGCAGTGTATTTAAACTCTTTTTTGTCAGAACCTTGAGTCATTTCGCGTAAAGTAAATTTGATTTGACGTTTGGTGCCTAATTTTAAAAGCGCGCGACCGGCTTTTTTAGCTGCTTGAGAAGGTGATTTTCCAGTAAAGCGACCACCTTCACCACCTTTAACTGGAGTTGTTTCTACAGTGAATGTACGATCCATAATTGTTCTACTTGTAACTACAGAAAAATATTACATTTGTTGAATGGATTCACAAGATCTCCATGAAACTTGATTAGGATTTCCTGGGGCAGTAGCTCCGCAAGAAGCAGGTGCTTTCCATTGACGGAACATTGTTTCCATATCTACATTGTTTGAGGGAGGCATGATAGGGGTTTCGTCAACTGGGTTGGGAATGCATGGTTTATGGTTATCTTTAGACATGATGCGATTGCTAACTAAATAGTTGAAAGGCACTACTGCTTTTTCTTGGGGATCATAGCATAACCATTCCCAACGATTCCAACCTGTAGATCTTAAAGTGCAGGGAGGATTTGAAAGGCGAGTGGATTCTGTAGGAACCATGCATTTACGAGGATCTTGTTTACCTTTTGCGGAACATACACCATCTACTGGTGGAGTATATTTACCTGGGTAATATTGTTCTTTGGCACATTGTGTGTTTTTGTAATTGAGTCCTTTAAGTTCGCTATTAACATCAACAGTTGATCCATATTCGCAAAATCCAGGACCCCAATTTTGCCAACGAATGAAGGGATCGTTAGGAATATCACGACCACAGTCTTGGCAATCATTTGCAGGGGTTGCTAACATATACATGCCAGGACCAGTAGATCTACTTAGTTTTTCTTCATAAGAGCATGGATCTTGGCGTAAATTAGTTTTTGACATTTATATCCTTGATATATCTTAACATTTATTTTCTTCTTACTCTTAGTTTACCGCCTTTTATCTCTTGGTTAAATTGTTGTTGTGAATTATTTACTATTGCGGGTGAAGGTTCTTGTATTTGAACATTCGTCGGTTGTGGTGTAGCGATCACAGGTTCTACATCCAAGCTATTATCATTTGTTTCTACTGAATTTGTTTCGGTTGATGAAGAAGATGAAAATAATTTAGATAATACAAACATTATTAATAATACAGATACTAGTAATAAAATAATCCAACCAACATATTTTAATATTTTCCATAATTGATCATAATTTTTTTCAATAACTGGTTCTATCTTAGGTTCTTCCTTTGGTAAAGAGTAATTTGGAGTATTTGGTGGAATTGCGATATAGCCAAGGGTTGATAAAGCAATCACTTGTTTTTTTCCAGTAATTGTACGTTCGCAATTACTACTTCCTACCATTTTCCAATTAGGAGGGCATGCTTCAGCGGTACATTTTAGATAATTACTATAACTTGGCAATGCGGTTTGTTTATAACCGGTCGCACATCCATTTGCGTATTTGAAATTACGTTGAACCAATGAAGCATTACTTGTATATTCGGCAAATTTGTATCCATCGTATAATGTTTCTGTGGTACATTTCATTGTTCCTGTATTGTCTTTATTGTAATCAAAAATACCAGTATTCTCGGGACATAAACAGTAGCCTATTGGTGGTGTGGTATTTTCAATTGGAATATAAAAAGCATTAGGGTCTTTTAAACAAATTGTATCCGGAGGGAAGTTCATTATTTATTATAAACAAAATTTAACGGCGGCAATGGGGATAATTTATTGGAGGTGGCATTGGAACAGATGGATATGCGAACATTTGGCAAGTTGGTAAGTGATTTTTAGTGGTATCAATTGGAGATGTTTTATCATTAATAATAAAAGGCTCTTGTTCTAAAGGTTTAGCCTTGGAAGTGCTACATTTAGATAACAAACGTGTAATGCCAAGGAGTTCACTTTCCATATCTACTAAATTACCTTTTACTTGAGAAACAGAAGGACCGCCTAATAAACCTAAACGATGATGGCATTTTTCAGGATGTTCATAACGATCTTCGTTTAAAACATAGCCTAAGATAGATGTATTTCCGCCAAGTTCTCTTGCATAACGACAATGATCGTATGTTAAACGATTAAAGCTCATTTCTAATTATAGATACGATTTAAAAAAGAAAGCTATTATTTAAAAAGAAAGCTCCTTTTTATAATAAATGACAGCTATAGTCAAAATAATCTTTAATCAACCTATACCAAAGCTATGTAGAGATTGTAAGTTTTTTAAAAAAAGTGATTCAAAAATCTTTAGCAAAATAGATAAGATCCAATATGGTATTTGTACATACCAACATTCAATGGATCTTGTTACTGGTGAAAAAAAATACGAATACGCATCAATTATACGCCAATATACGTGTAAAGGAACTTTTTACGAAGAAATCGAAAAAACAAATGAGAACGAAGAATCATGGTGGAAATTTTAATGTAAAGTTTTGCCACCATAACCGCAACGATTTAAGAATTCTTTACGGCGAACATAATCACGTGTAGGTTCACCACCCCATGTCCATGTAGGAACAATGTGTGTATGATCTTGAATATCTTGCATGCAGTTTACTAGAGGAGTTGGGTGAACAATTTTTTGTTCCATAATTGCTTTTTTGCAAGGGATTTGTCTTCCTTCAATCATACTGTTATTTGTTCCTTGTTGAATAGCTAATTCAGCTCCTGGGTCACTTACACCAGGTTTTAAATTAGGGCAACCTTGGAATAAACGTTCAAATAATTGAACTCTGCAGCGATCACGTGTTAATGTATTGGGATCTGTGCGGAATTTAGAATCTTCGTCAACTAAGCAATCATCTGTGTATCCATAACCAACTTTGGCACGTAAATTGGGATGATCGTATTGAAAATCAGGAGAACGTACTTTAGGTGTTTCACAAGAAACAATTGGTAAATTTTTATATAAATTATAACCATAGATTTGTTCATTTTGCGCATCGCGAGCTTCTCTGGCGCAGCAATCGGTTGAATAATTCTTAGAATCTAAGAAAATACGTTCTTTAGACATCCGGTAATCTCTATACCTTTAAGAATATATTTATTTTTACTAACGCATAATAGGACGATATAAGTTTTGATGACATTCTAATCCATTTCCTTCTTTACATGTGGCTGGTGTACCATAGAGCCATTTAGAGAATCCTTCTTGGTCGTTTGGTATAGTCGTCGAAGGCATGGTATAGAATTCGCGGGCGCCGTAACTTTTCCCCCAAATGTCATTGACATCTTTGAAGACGCGTTCTTTGAAATTAGTTTCTACGCGATCTTTAATTTTATCCAAGTCACAAGCAGATGGACGATTCGCATTATATTTAATATCTACAATGCTAGTGTTCATGAAAGGATTGTCAATCGTAGTACGTGTACATAAACGGTTATCTACAATTTCTAAATCACGTTCTTTTAAAAATGTTTCAGCATATGTTCTATCTCTTTGTTCAAATTGATAAATAACAATAGACATTATTGCTGCGATTAATATAATAAATATATATTTACTGCTTTTTTGAATCAATGCCAAAATAATGGATAAATATAAGAAGAAACGTAATAAAGAATTTAATTTTTCCTCTAGTGACATTTCTTTGAGTGGTAATATTTGATAAAAGTTATCTTTTGTTATAAAAACTAATAAATCATCGTACCAAATTTTTTCTGACATCTTATACTCTACTAAATCGCTTTGATTATTATTTTTCTTTAGAAGCCTTTTCACGAATTTTTTGTTTTAAATGTTCAGACATCTTATTTTTACGTGAAGCACTGTTCATACGAGAACTGGCAGCACTTTTTTGAGCGCCATTCATGCCCATGCCTTTCATCATATTACTGGGATCTAAACCCATTTTTTGAAGTTGACTTAACATATTGCCAAGTCCACCCATATTTTTTCCGATATCACCTGGTAGCATTCCTGGAAGTTTACTCGCAAGTCCAAAAGCATCCTCTAGTAATTTTTCTTGTTGAATTTCACCAGATGCCAATTTTGCTAACATTTTTGTGCTTACAGAACTAATAAGTTTTCCAAATCCACTGTTAGGGTTTTGTAGAGATCCTAAAATATCAAGGCTTTCATTTTGGAAAGATTGTTGAAGTTCCTCGACATTAATATCACTCATAATTTCTTTAGCTAGCTTACCAAGTGTAGTGGATTCCAAATCTTTTAATTCATTTTCAAATAAATTAGATGTACGACTGCTATGAAGTTTTTTAATTTTCATGAGATGTTCTCTGACGTATTCTGATTCAATGACTTTAATTTTTTCTTCAAATTCTTTATTTGTTAAGAATTTCAAAGATTCGACTACATTATCGACATCTAAATCAGGTTGACGGAACAAGTTTAGAATCATTAAATAATGATGTAAGGTATATTTATCAGTAAATAATTCCTTGACCCATAAATAATTCATACCATTATATAATTCAAATGATTCTGGGTTAAATGAAAAAGGATCTTCTAGTTCATCATAAGAAGTCCAAACTTCCGACATATCCATTACACCAATATAGCTATCGGCTAATTTGTCCATGCTAGCATAATTCTTTTTAATAGCTCTTAAAATATCCCGTGCGGGCTTACTGGACTCTTTTGAATTTTTGGCATATGTTTTAATTTTCTTCAATAAATCAATGTAATATTGGTTAAATACGTAAACTCTTTGATCGTTCATATAATCAAATTCTTTGTATTAATCTTTAAGTAAAAAGAAGTTAAAAAATTATCAAGCTTCAACGCGTTCGCTTAAAATAGATAAAACTTTAAAGTATTTCCAAATAGCTTGTTTATTTTCATCAGTTAGTTGTAACCAGCATTTTTTTAATTTACTAATAATATCACCCACATTTTGGTATTTACCATATTCTTGATAATCTTTTTCTAAAAAGAAACTTTCATCCTCGTTTTTAATTTTTTCACTATATGGTACATAAAATTCCTTATAGAACACTCGACTGATCGCATTTTTATCAGAAAATAAATAAGCTTCGATTCCCAGTTTATACATACGTAATTCAGAATCTTTTGGAAATACGTTTATTAAATCTTGAATCATTTCACGAAATAAATCATTAAATTTGTCAAGAAAATCCATTTTTTGGTTCCTAAGCGTTCGTTGATGCTGGAGGTAATGTGGAAGTGTTTAAATAATTTTGTAAATCCATGGCACGATCTGATTGTAATTTAGATAAATCTGGTGTTGATTTACCACCACTAGATGCTTCTGCGGTTGAAGCAGACATCATTTCATTTGTTAAAATAACCCCATCATCTTGTAAGTTTGACCAATTGTATTGTTTATGTGGATCACTTTCATGTGAATCTTCCTCAATAAATGAAAATAAGTCACTCGAACAATTATTTTTAAATCCAAATGCGGACGGACCATCTAATTCTTTAGAAGCAGCACCTTTATCCGTATCTGACTTTTGTGATAAAGCCTGTTTATCTAATAAAAATACTAAGCCTTTATTTGGTAATAATAAATAATCAAATAATTGTTTTCCAGATAATACATTTTTTTGAGGCATTAACATTAAACTTGGTACAACTGTAATACTTTCTGGAAGTTTAAGACCTTTTGATAATATTTTTTCTACATTTACAACTTTAAAATGTTTTTTTACACCATACTGATCTAATTGATTTAATAACATTTGAGATGATGTACAATAATTACTATAAAATAATATCATTCTTGTTAAGAGAATGGATTTTACTGAATATAATTTAGACGCAATTTTCTTAAACCATAATATTTATAAACACTCAATTTTCCAAAGTTCGCAATAACGTTTTACAACACCATCGATCATTTTATCAAACGATTCATAAGTTCCAAAATTGGGAAAGTTTTCAATATTTTCATCCTCTTCTACATGAAAGGCATAATTATCTAATCTCGTAAAGACTCCATGATTATTAAAGCCTCTCTTAAAGCCGAAAATTTGTTTCCAAGAAACACCCTCGTGTATTATAACCGAATAAGAATTAATGGGTTGAAGCCAAGTGATAATATACTCGTATACATCATTATATGTCTGTGGAGGCTTATCGTAAAAAGGATAAATCTCTGTCATTTAATTTTTAAAAAAGAATAACTTTAAATGAAAATTAAGGGTTTAAAAATTTGATTTCTTTTTATTATAACATTCTATTAGAATACAATGAGCGCTTTTAGTTTCAAAACCTTTTCTAGCTAGTCCAATTAAATCCAGAAACTGCCAATCCTTCACTCTGGTAGCGCCAAAATCTCTCCCACTTTCATAACGGCATCAAACTGTTCTTGTGTCAATTGTTTGCTTTGAAAATACTCAACATCTAGTATATTGGCAGCTTTACAGACTATGAAGCAGATATGTTTGCACACGATGTCTTTCTTTTTTGAATTGAACTTATTCTCAGGACAATTGCACCAAAAGCTTCCTTTTTCATTCATACCGTGCTTATACAGCTTCACTTCATATTCGCGTTCCGCCTCCGACCCTGCCTTTGCGTCCATCCCCAGACCCGCGCGAATATAAAACGTACCAGCGACGTTTGCAGTACGACGCACAGTGCTGGTGTTTTCAACGTACTTTAACAACATAAACTGACTTTCTTCGCGACGCAAGGTTTCCAAGGTATGACATTGGTTCTCACCAATAGGACGTCTTTCATTCATTAGATTTATTAGATCCGTAAGTTTCTCTGGGGCACATAAAAATTTGCTTGCGCGTCTCTCAATCTCTTCACTGCACTTTATAGCCCGATCCATACGATACGTGATGAAATCCAGATGTTCTTTCAAGTAAAATCGGTACGTCTCCAGCGACTTTAAACTCAATATGTCAAAGTTGTACACAATATTTTCAACACTTGACAAGTTGCTGCACGGACGACTCACTTTGGGAGGCATTTTTCACAGCGTACGCGTAAGATACGTCACAAACAATCTGAATATTTAAATGACTATTCCTTTAAATAAAACACTCATCACGGGCATGTAATAATATATTCGTATACATCATTATATGTCTGGGGAGGCTTATCGTAAAAAAGATAAACCTTTGTTATTTTATGTTAAAAAGAATAACTTTAAATAAAAATTAAGGGTTTAAAAATTTGATTTCTTTTTATTATAACATTCTATTAGAATACAATGAGCGCTTTTAGTTTCAAAAATGTTATGAATACTCTTACAAAGAAAGAACAAGAAATACATAAAATAGCAAATCGATACTCGTTTGAAATTCATAATATGGATTTAGCTATTGTAAATAGTATGCGCCGAGTTATTATGGCAGAAATTCCTATGTTGGGATTTATGGGAGAAGATGATATCAGTATCAAAATTGAAAAAAATAATGGTCCTCTACACAATGAATTCATGACACATCGTATTGGTATGATTCCAATTCATTTCACGGAAGAAGAACTTGAAGGATTTATCGAAAATGAATGGGAGTTTTCAATGGATATCAAAAATACAAATCCAGCAACACAAAATATTACAACACATGATTTTAAAGGAAAACATAATGGTGTTGATCTAGTTGAACGTGATATTAAGCGTCTATTTCCAGTTAATTCAGTAACAAAAAAACCAGTTCTTCTTACACGTCTACGTCAAGGGGAAGAACTTGCCTTTAAAGCAATGGTCGTCAAAAAGAACGCTAAAGATCATGCTTCATTCTCTGCGGTATCACTATGCGCATTCTTCTATGTTCAAGATAGTGTTAAAAACAAAGATGTTAAGGATATTCTACAAAAAGAAAGAAATTATTTCAAAAACGAATATGGTGAAGCAACTATTCTTCAATTTTCAATTGAGCCTGAAACAGGTCTAGAACCAAAGTATATTATTGCGAAATCCCTTGAAATTCTTCGCACAAAAACAGAAACTATTGATCGCGAACTGGATGTTCAAGGATCCACTAAGATTGAATTGCGCCCTCATGAAGAAATTGCGGATACATACGATCTTCATGTATTTCACGAAGATGATACCTTCGGAAATCTATTTCAATCACTAATTCATTCAGAATTTATTCGTCAAACAAAGAAAATTCTAGATAATAAATTTGAAATGTCCTATATTGGTTATTATGCTCCCCATCCATTGGATCCAAAAATTATTATTCGTATGACTCTCAAAAATTCTGATGACATACGCGCAACAGCAATTGAATTTAAAGCTGCTTATAAACATTGTTTACGACTTGTTAGTAATCAACTAAAAGAGGTTTATGATGCTTGGATTCGTTTTGAATAAACATCTCGTGAATTATCTTCTCTAAAAATCATTAGAGGTATCCCCTAAATGGAATCCATAATTTATATAGATGAAGATTTACCGGAAATAACAATTAATGAATTGGTTTCCG